TCTTCCTGTTTTAGAAGTTCTACTTCTCTTTTTCTACTTTCTTGAATTTGTCCCAGCAAGAGAGTTGCAATACTGGCAAAAATGGCTAGCGAAATCACTGCCTCTAGTAAAATAACAGCCTTAATTTTTTGCTTCTTGAATACGTTTAATCTTTCCATTTCCTAGATATAGTTGGTAGCGAACTACTTCTTTCCTTGTTTGAAATCTCACACTTGCAAGAGACGAATTTCCTCCAGCCTTATCAAAGGTAATTGACTGATTAGACTGCAATTGAATGCCTTTAGGGATGGCTAATTTCTGATAGCCATTCCCAATACTTGTCTCTTCTAGCATTAAGTTCATCTTCTGCTGACTAGCCAGACTTCTCTTCTGGGTTTCTCGATAAAGTTCCTCAAACTCCATAAAGAAAATTTGCTCTTCCACAGCTGCAAAAGTCGACTGAACTGAACTCGACAAGCCCAAGGCTAACAGGCTGACTATTCCTAAGACCAATAAACTTTCTAGCATAGTAAAAGCCCTAATCCGAAACTGTTTGACTTGTCTTTTGTTTTGCATGATATTCCTTATAGGCTTTTGCTTGCTCAGCAGTGATACGTCCATCTGCCTGTAATTTGCTTAGACTAGCATCTTCATTTTTATCTAGAGTATAGAGTTCAGCTTGGCTTTCTACCACCTTGACGACAGCTGCTTTCCCCTTATCATTGACTGCATCCTTTTGCTTAGTAAGATTTGGCACAAACAGTAAGAGTAGGACGCTAATGATAAGAAGGACCACTAACATTTCAATCAAGGATACTAAAATTATTTATCTAAAGTACTTTCAGAGAAAACAAAAAAAACCGCTCAAAATCTGAGCGGTTTTTGAAAGTCTTTCTATGTTTTATTTTGCTGTAATGAGCCCATCAGGCTCAATACTAAAGGCCTCTTTATCTGCCATTCTGCCATCAGGCAATAGGAGATAATACCCTCCATTATATGGGACAAAGGTGCTAGATTTCATGTCCCCATTTTGGGCGTCAAGATAGTACCATTTCTCATACCATTTGACCCACCCTGTGGCCATTGCACCATCTCGGTTGAAATAGTACCATTTCCCATTGATTTTCTTCCAGGATGTGGCCATGTAGCCATCCTTGTCAAAATAATACCAGTGGTCGTCTGTGTGCTTGAGCCACTTATCAGAGTACATGTATCCTGAGCCATCGAAATAGAACCATGATTTATTTTCCTCAATGTACTCAAACTGTCCCTTAGGATATGAGCCATTAGCTCTAGCGTACCAGTAGCCCTTATCATCCTTTTGCCAGCCTTTTTTAGGCGTTTCAGGCTGTGCATTAGGATTGGTCAGGCGGTAAATGTAATAGTAAGGGCGTCCAGCGTATACCCAGATGTCATCATGATCATTGACCGAGATACCATCATAGCGATAATTGCAATGAATGATGTTATCCTCGTCAATGAAAATCCCTGTATGACCTCCAGCGCCTGCTGAGGCTCCTTTGCGACCCCATATAAAGACATCTCCTCTCTGAGCGTCCCATGGGGTATTTTCTGAGATGAGCTCATAACCGTTCTTAACAAGCCAGTCATGCATATACTCTGTATTGACAGCCCATCCTGCTGATACTGCTCCAGCGCTCCTCAAAGCGTAGTAGACAGAGCTTGAGCAATCATAAGAGTCATCTCCGTCCCTTTCTTCCATGCTATAAGAGACTCGTCCCTGTCTAGCTTTCATCCATGCAATAGCATTTTCAATATTTATTGGCATTTATATTTTTCCTTTCTTTTATGGTAACCTTGTAGGCCAAGGTTCACTAGTCAAGTAAGATATTGCACTTACTCGAATATCGCCAATATCACGGTCAGTCGGCACCGGCTCGGCAAATTGAAAACGTAACATATTACTGTCACCAACTCCTCCAAGATACCAAGTACCATATGACACTCCTTTATCATTATAGATACCGCCTATCAGACTAAATTCTGACCTAAAGCCTACAGGGATACCGTTTAGTCCTAGAATATAACAGTTTCTTTCTCTGTCACTTCCTTGTACGCTATATCCAGGGCCACCTCTACGAATAACACCAAACCAGCCCCAGCTTAACCCACCGAATTGGTACATCACGGTATTATTTACACGGCGTACTTTCAGATAAGAGCTGCCAAGTTTTGAAACAATAGGAAGATTAATCCACCCAGTGTCCCCTACTATAACCTCCCATCCCTGGTTATCTGAGCCAAAGCGTTTAATCCATTTTAAAGCCTTATTTGTAGCAACGGTGTCCACATAAGTAGTACCTACAGGAGCACTGACTCTGCCATTAGGCATGCCAGTTCCGCGGATCTCATACTCAGATACTTGTCCGCCTGTGTTAGCTGGAGCGCTTGGTAGGACAATGCTCCCACCACCACCTGACAAGCTGACAGTATTGCCGCTTAGGCTGAGCTTTTGAGGCTCTTTTTGCTCGATAGTTGCAAGCCTTTGCTTGACTCCGCTATCATTGTACGGCTGAGGGAGCTCTGAGCGCTTAGCGTATTCATCCAGGCTCTGATGTTGAGTCAAGTACCCTCTGCCATCTAGCTCTGACCTAGTGACAAGATTGCTAGTGTCTACACTTGGTTTGTTCTCTAAAGCCTCTACACGCCCTACAAGAGGCTTGTCATTATAGATGGTGTCATTGTCAGGTTTAGCCTTTAAGACCTCAATATCTTCCAAAATATGGACAATTTCGCTCTGATTAGCCTTACCTGCTAACTCAGCCCTTAACTCACTGTCATCATAAGCCACGCCTGGAGCGTTATTTTTAGGCAATAAGCTCTCAAGCTCATCCTTTGTCACAATATCCTTGACATCTATGACACGCTTTGTCTGAGCCTCCATGACAGGTGCCTGAGTAGCTTTGTCAATTTCTGAGATTTTGACACAAAAAGAAAAAGCATACACATCAGCTGATTTCTCAACTTTCTCAAAATAGATGTAACCTGCGACTGTCTCACTAGCAATTATCAGAGAATTGTCAAACTTGACTGTGAAACTATTGCCATCTATGGTAGCCTCTACCTCTTTGTAGCGCTTGGTGCCTTTAAAGTGAAAAAGACAGATGACTTTCTCAGCGGTCAGCTCATTCATCGTGAAATGGAACTCAGCTACATTCTTATCCTTGCTGTAAATCTCATGATGGAGCTTATCAATCCCTCTGACATTGCTAGCCAGCTCTATCTTTTTGCTGATAATTTTTTCCAATTATTGCCCTCCTCTCTAAAAAAAGAGAGCCTAGTAGGATTTCTGTGTTAATCTTCGCTAGGCTCTGTATAAGTCAAGGCTCTTGAGCTATCTGATAACCCTGCTGTAGTAGGGTCAGGGACAATGTTTAGAGCACTAAAGACCGATAAACCGATAAGATAAGGGTTTGAAAGAAATTTCAAAAGCAACTCATACACCCCGCTCCAGCTAGTTAAATCCTCGAATTTTAACCCAAAGTAAGTCAAAATTGGTAGGATGATAGCTAGTAAAAGACGGATGACAAAAGCTCTGTTCTTAAAGCGTACTAACCAGTTAATTTTCATGTTAATTCCTCACTTCTAATTGTGTGTATTTACTGTAGAGGCTATCGATGTATCCGTTGCCTCCTAGTTTCTTGTAACTGCCGTGCATTTTATGCACGATATCTGACTCATGGACTGTAGTATATCCACGATTGATAGCAGTAGTCATGTCACGCTCTAATCTCAGATACATTGTGACTAAATGAGCCTCATCATGTACTACTAACTTATCATTGACCTCACTGATCTTTTTATTATTATCCTTGCCCACTTCCTGGACAGTATCGACTGCTTGCTGGATAGTGCCTAGCTCATCTTTTAGCTCACGAAACTGTTCCTTATTCAGATTTCCAGCCTTTATCGTCCGAACCCCAAACCAACCAGCGACAACTGCCCCAATCGTTGTAGGGTTTGTCAAGGCATTTATTATTTTTTCAAATATTTCAACCCATGTCATAACCTCCCCCTGTTCTAATCAATACGTGGCATAACTACGGTCAAGACGCCTTGCTGTAGCATTTCAGCAAGTGACTGCTCTTTCCAAGTGTAACCCTCTGTAGCTTGCATTTGAAACTTAAAGATAGTTTGTGTACCTTGTGGCCATTTTGGATTGGTACCAAAAGGATACACACCTGAGATGATGTCTCCATTGTTGTAACGCTTGTCCTTAACAAGTGGCTTGATGAATGCAGCTACCTTGCTATAAGCGTGAGTTTCCATACCTCCATTTTGAGATACTGCCAAGGCAATCAAGACTTCAGTGATAGCTGATACCGTGTCAAGGTTTTCCTTGTTTTCGGTTGCTGCTTGTTCTACTTTGGTTGCCATCTCTTTGTTCTTTTGCAACTCTTGAGCTACTTTGCTGAATTTTTCGTTTTCAGCTCTGTTCGGGAAATTTTCCTCATAGAGCGACTCAAGAGCAAGCTCAAAGAGCTCTGTGTTTGATAAGCTGATTTTATCAGCTGGCAGCAAGATTGGAACGTTTGCCCCATTTGCATTGACTAAAGTGACCTTAGTGGCTGATACTGCACCACTTCCGTCATATTCTAAAGATTTTGAACCGTATTCTAGTTTCATATATTTTCCTTTCGTTTATTATGGGTAAGGGTCATTTGTAATATAAGTGATTGTACCCGCCCAATATTTGTTCCCTGGGGATTTACTTGTCAAGCGGATTTTTCCATCTGCA